CAACTGCGTATCCGGTATGGCTAAGTTAGACTTGTTTGCAAAAGGCGAAGACGTGTACAAGGTCAACGCTGCTGCGACTTTTAATGTGACGAATGTCACAAAAGATCAGCGTCAGATCGGTAAGGTGCAAGAGTTAGCCTGTGGCTTTGCGGGTGGCATTGGCGCCTTTGCTGCGATGGGTCGGGCGTATGGTATACATCTACCAGAGTCCGATGCCAGACGCATGGTGGACGCATGGCGACGCGCTAATCCGTGGGCGGTTTCGTACTGGTCTGATCTTGAATCAGCATATACACGCGCTATGCGAAATAAAAACTACGAGTTTACTGCGGGTCGAGTAACATACTTATTCGATGGATCGCATCTCTGGTATGCGCTCCCCTCAGGTCGGGTGCTATGCTACCCGTTCGCACGATTGGAAGAAGAAGGTGTGACATATGCCAAAGCCGCTTGGAAACCCGCAGCAGACGCCAAAGAGTGGCCTCGCGCTAGACTTTGGAAAGGCTTGGCTTGCGAAAACATTACCCAAGCTGCGGCGAATGATGTCTTACGCGCAGCTATGCGCGTTTGTGAATCCGAAAAATTAAACATAGTGCTAACCGTACATGATGAAATTGTAGTAGAATGCTCAAGAGAGCAAGCAGACGAAGCTAAAGCTAAACTTTCGCAGCTCATGTGTTCTCCTCCTGATTGGTGCGCTGATTTACCTTTAGGGGTTGAGGCCGAAATAATGACTCGTTATGGAAAGGGTTAGATATGCGTTGGGTTGATATTACGGGCTGGGAAGATAGATACCAAGTGAGCGAAGATGGGCGCGTTCGGTCTAAAGATATGACCGTTAACGCAAAAGGAGGTAAAACCGCTTTGCGCAAAGGTCGGGCGTTAGTCGCCGTAGTTAAATCAAATGGGTATTTGTGCGTGTCTCTTTCGCGTGATGGGTCTTGCGTACAAGAAAGCATACATAGACTTGTCGCGAATGCTTTTATCGGCGTTTGCCCAGAAGGTCATCATGTTTTGCATAACGACGGTGACAAAGCCAACAACCACGTTAGTAATCTTAGGTATGGTACGCCAGCCGAAAATCATTTAGACACTTTAGCGCACGGTCATAGACTAAGAGGTATCGCGCATCCTATGGCAAAGCTTAATGAATCAGACGTTAAATTTATTCGTAAGCAAAGTAAAGCTACTGTGTTGTTAGCAAAAAAATTTAATGTGAGTCGGGAGCATATTCACGCTGTCCAAACATATAGATGTTGGAAGCACGTTTAAAAAAGAAGCCCACCTGTGGGGGTGGGCTTAAGACAACTAAGGAGAATTACTTTGACAAGTGTACAACAAAATTTTATTGAATATCTATCTGGCCTTGCTATGCAGGGCGAAACATCGCTAATTGTGCGTCAAAAGCCACAATTTAAAGATGGCGCAATGCAATTTCACGCCAACGGCGCGATCAAAGCGACGTGGCCAGCTTATCTACCAACGCACAAGGTCAAGCCCGAGTGGGCGGTTTATGGCAACACGGCATCCTTTATTATCGATCGCTTTACTGAAGGCTATCCAAGCGCATCAGTCAGTAACGCCGAGTATGTGATGGTGATGGTCTTGGACGATGTAGGCGACCCTGACAAAGCACCCAACATTCCCCCAATACAGCCTACTTGGATTATGGAGACATCCGCAGGGTCGTTCCAATGGGGCTACACCTTCTCAGAACAGCCCACAACAGGCGAATTTACCGCCGCCATTAAAGCTATAGCAGCAGCGGGTTACACCGATCCTGGAGCGACTAATGCCGTGCGTAATTTTCGCTTGCCTGGTTCGATCAATTTAAAGCCTGGGCGCGATAATTTTGCCGCCAAGTTGGTTGAATTTGACCCTAAGATCGAATACACGCTAGAAGAAATCTGCAAGGCGTTTAACGTCACGCCAGAGGCCGCTGACACCGCTACGCTACGCGCTGTACGATTGACGGATGATGGTAATGATGACGTGGTGCGGTGGTTGTCGACCAATAGTCTGATTATATCTAAACCGAATAACCAAGGTTGGATGGGAATCGTATGCCCTAACAATGCCGAGCATACCGATGGCAACCCAGAGGGGCGCTATCTACCCTTAACGCGCGCGTTTTGCTGTCTGCACTCGCATTGCATTGACTTTGATAGCGCGTCATTTTTAGCGTGGGTAGAAGAGCAGGGCGGCCCTCGCCACTCGCCTGGACTGCGTGAGGAGTTGTTGGCCTCCAGTATGAACGCTGCGCTATCCAAGTTGACACCCACCGAGGCGTTTCCAGACAGGGGCGCAGAGATCATTGCCGAGGTCGAGCGCAAAGAAATCGGACGGGTTGAGAAGGCCGAATGGTTTACGAGGTTTGCGTACATCCAAGACGATGACGCTTACTTCGATATGGATACCAGAGTGGAAATCTCGCGCAGTGCCTTTAATGCATTGTTTAGACATATTACTTGCAAGTCAATTCACACTAACCGCAAGATCGAAGCATCTATCGGGTTTGATGAGAACCGCCAGAAATTCGGTGCGCCTGCGATCCGCGCGCTTACCTACGCATCGGGCGAAACAATTCTATGCTCCCGTGATGGTGTGGTGTATGGCAATAGATGGAAAGACGCCCGTCCGCCTGTACGCGCAGGGGACGTTAGCCTATGGCTTGAGCATTGCGCGCGGATGATCCCCGATTTTCAAGAGCGCGAACACGTTCTAAACGTCATGGCTTGCAAAGTGCAACGCCCAGAGGCTAAGATCAATCACGCGATCCTGCATGGCGGTACGCAGGGCAATGGTAAGGATACCCTTTACGCGCCGTTCATATGGTCAGTATGCGGCGACTTTGATAAAAACAAGGGCTTACTTGATGGGGACAGTTTACATAGCCAATGGGGTTACCAGTTAGAGGCCGAAATCCTGGTGCTGAACGAATTGAGAGAGCCCGAAGCGAAAGAGCGCCGCGCTATGGCTAACAGACTAAAGCCCATTATCGCTGCTCCCCCAGATATGCTCCCGATCAATAGAAAGGGCTTACACCCTTATATGATGCTCAATAGGCTTATGGTGTTGGCCTTTAGTAACGATGCTGTCCCGATCGTTTTGGATTCATCCGATCGCCGTTGGTTCTGCATATGGTCAAACGCGCCCCGCCTAGCGGAAGATAAAGCGCGCGCGTTATGGGCTTGGTACAAATCAGGAGGCTTTCAAGCCGTGGGCGCTTGGTTACATGCGCGGGACATAAGCGCGTTTAATCCTTCGGCGGTGCCTTTAATGACAGAGTACAAGCGTACGATGATATTAAACGGCATGAGTACCGCTGAAGAATTCCTGCTTGATCGTTTAGAGCGTGAAGTAGGGGACTTCGCAAGTGGTGTTATCGCTGCGCCGTTCCATACCTTGCGCGATCGTTTACAAGGGGAAGCGCCCGTAGGTGTCAAGATACCCCAAGGCGCGCTCCTTCACGCGCTTAATGAGGCGGGATGGATTGACATGGGTAGGTTGTCCTCTGCGCGTAACTCGTCTAAAAAGCAGGTTTTCGTAAGCCCCAGAGTGCATAAAGAGAAGTTTAGTAAGTCAGAACTGCGCGACATGGCGGAGGGTATGCCATCAGCTAACGTGGTGAACATTAGGTAAATAAATTAGGGGGCTTGCGCCCCCTTTTGCTATACATCAAAAACAATAATTATAAGTACTACTATCGCGCCGGTGATCAAGGGAAGCATTTAAGCGCCTCCGCAAAGATAGGATGGACGTTATCCCAGTAGGTGCCTATCTGTGAAGGAAATACTGGCTTAAAGTATGCCTTCTCATCCATTGCTTTGACGTAAACATACCCGCTTTTCTTGTCAAAGTCATGGACTGTGTACGGCGTGTTGTTAAGGTGTACTACGTCACCGCGTTCGACTGGTTGTCCGTTTGTATATTTAAGCATGATCTATTACCCCCAAGTTTTCACAATCAACAATTTCTAACGCGCCTTGCGTCCAGTCTGCTAACTGCGCCGCCTCAGCGTCATCCCATGCCTTGTCATCATCAGGCGCCTCGATCTCAATCGTGATCTTTAAATAAGCTGTAATTTTGTAAGTATTCATAGCGCAGTTATCCTATAGTCTTCGGGGTTGTAATCTTCAATCAGGCCGTTTTCATAATCAGCCTTAAGGTTATGCAAGTGACAATCTAGCTCGGCCTGTGCTTCGGCCATGCTGTCAAAGGTAATAAGCGTCTCATCATTATGCGTCCAACAATTTTCAAACCCGTGCGCAAAGCGCGTTTCTACGGCATATTTCATTTGAGTGCCTTTTCAATTAAGTTTAAGACTAAGTCAGCGTCAAAGGATGACGCATCGGGGTCGTTTAGCAAGGTTTGCGCGCGCTCGAGCGCGTAACGCATCATGCCTATAGTGACAGCCATATGCATGATTTGATCGGGCGTGACAGTATGCGCGCCCACTATATAACCCGCCGTATAACTGACATTGTCAGGGTATTGGTTAGATTGACGCGCTAACCCGTGTATCTTGCCTAATTCATAATCCATATTAATTCCCCAAAATACATTCGCGCAGAGTGCGCATTTCATCAGTCCAAGATTGACCGCATATGTAATCAACTTCACCATTGACGAAAGTCACACGCGAATAAATGCCGAAGTCTTTCCATAGGGATAAGGGCAATTCAACACGGCGACCAAGCCGCGCCTTGTTGTTTTGACGACAGCGCGCCGAGATAAGCCGGTAAAGGCTTTCCTGTTCTGTTTCTGTTAAGTGAGTAGCGCCGCTCTCGAATTTAGCGGCATAGATACGGCGTGAGAGATTATCTTGCATGATAAGTTTTCCTTAGTAGATAACGGCCGCATTGTGCGGCCAACAAAACATTAAGCAAAGTCACGATTAAAGCCGGCATAGCTTTCGCGATAATTAGAGCGAAGCGGCATCACTACAACAAGACAATCAGAGCGGCCGGCGTGCATTACCGCGCTTTCATTACCGCGCTGTATGAGCGAAAAGCCGCCCTTGGGCTTGTTGCCGGTATAAAGTGAGAGCGCATCACGCGCGCGCACCAACAGCTCGGGATTAAAGTCATCCGGCTTCTGTTCTATATTTGACTCAATATCTGGAATGACGCGCGCGACATCGGGAAACTTACCATCGAGCGGTAAAAAGCGTATACCATCCAAAAAGAATTCGCCGTTATTGCATTCAAGCGCGACAACATCAGCGCGTTTGTTTACTTTCTTGATGGTTTCTAAGGGAATGATGACGTTTAGCGCCTCAATGGGCGCCTCCGTTTCATACGGTAATTGACCGGCGAAAAGAATATGGCCGTCCGTGCCGTAAATCATACCGACATCAGCACGTTTAATCTGGATGTTTACGCCCATCAAATAAAAGCGTAAGTCTTTTTTGGCTGAACATGTAAGCGCGGCCAGTAAAGCGGAAGTTTTAAAAGTGATTTTCATGTTAAGTAATCCTTAAAGAAAACAAGCGGTGATGATACATGCGGCGAATAAAACTACAGCGGTGATGTCGTGAATCATAGTTATGCTCCTGTTAGCGGCCGCTTTCGCGGCCGTTTAAATTTAGAGATCTGATAAGTAGATAATTAGCGCGGCAATCCACAAGGGACTAAAGCCAACAATTACAGGGATGATTAAGCTATCTAGCATGGTGTTTCTCCGTTTGGTTAGTCAGTAAAGATAGTGTAACAGATTTCTTTACAATATCCTCACAATTCCTCGCATAGTCTATAAAGTCAGAAAATAGTCATTGGAATGACTATGCGAGAGCCGCATGAAACAAGGCTGAGCGGGCAAATAGTCAAATAGTCATTAATATCAAAAGTTGATGTTAATTATAAATATACTGTATGGATATACAGTAGTATATTATGGGCGCGCTTACGGGAAGCGGCGCACCGATTTAAAACGCGTGACTATTTGACTATTTGACTATTGATAACGCATTATCATTAAGGATTACTGTATGAACGTACAGTATGATTTAAAGGCGGTATCGACTTGAAAAGTGATGACTATTTGACTATTTGACTATCGCTTACCAATTTGACAAACACTAAGACTTAGTGAGTACTGTATGAACATACAGCATTAAGCATTGCTTAGCCAGGTTAACTCCTAAGCATTCCTTAACCAGGATGCTAAGTAATACTTAACTAAATATTCTTTAGTCCAGGCATTAAGGATTGTTTAGTGTCATTCCTTCCTAAGTTTTCCTTAAGCCTAAGCATTCCTTAGCCCAGGCTTGCGGCAGTGCAGCATAAAGCATTCCTTAGCCAAGGAGGGGGGGGTAGGGCCCGCGGCTGCGGGTGTGTGTGTGTGCACGGTCTGCAAACAATTTATTTTTATTTTATTTTTTGTTATACTCGGCTCATGTTTGAATCGCTCCCATTCGCGCCTCGTCAAGTTAAAGCTACCGAGTCACGGCTACGCAGCATCTACGACGCTGCCCGTGCAGGATTGCGCGGCGACGCGTTGGCGTTTGCAGCAGGAATGTTGCCTGTCGAGTACCGACAACTCACGCAGCTTGACCCAGTAGTGGAACTTGCAGAACAGAAAGGACGCGCAGACTCCGAGGTTGAGATGTCTACAATCATGCGTAACGCAGCCCTTGCTGGCGACGCTAAGATGGCGCTAGAGTTCTTAAAGCACAAACACGATTGGGTTGCCAAGCAACAAGTCCAGGTCGATGTGACGCAACAGATCAGTATCATCACTGCTTTAGAGCAGGCTCAACAGAGGCTCACAATAGATGCAGACGACGCAATATACAGCCCAAGAAGAGATGACTCTAATGAGCCGTCTCTGGTCACCCGCAATCAAGGATGATCCACTAGCGTTTGTCTTGTTTACGTTTCCTTGGGGTGTGCAAGGCACTCCCTTGGCTAACTTTACTGGTCCACGCAAGTGGCAGCGGGAAGTGTTAATTGAACTCAGAGACCATATTAAGCAAAACAACGGCAAGGTAGACTTTGATACGCTTAGGATGGCAACCTCTTCTGGTCGAGGTATTGGTAAGTCTGCGCTCGTTTCATGGCTTACCATCTGGATGCTCTCCACACGGATTGGCTCGACCACCATCATCTCAGCAAACTCTGAGTCTCAATTAAGGAGTGTCACTTGGGCAGAGATCACTAAGTGGTTGGCAATGTCTTTGAACTCCCATTGGTTCGAGGTGAGCGCCACCCGCCTCATGCCGGCTAAGTGGATTACAGAGTTGGTCGAGCGAGACTTAAAGAAAGGCACACGCTACTGGTCGGTAGAGGGGCGCTTGTGGTCGGCTGAGAACCCAGACTCTTATGCTGGTGTCCACAACTATGATGGCGTGATGGTGATCTTTGACGAAGCCTCTGGTATTGATGACTCTATCTGGGCAGTGACTTCTGGCTTTTTTACTGAAAACACCCCGAACCGCTTCTGGTTGTCTTTCTCCAACCCACGACGCAATACTGGCTACTTCTTTGAGTGCTTTAATTCCAAGCGTGACTTCTGGAAGACTAAGATTGTGGACGCACGCACGGTCGAGGGCACGGACAAGGCGGTCTATGAGCAGATCATTGAGGAATATGGTGCGGACTCGAGCCAAGCAGCAGTGGAAGTCTATGGCTCCTTCCCCTCTGCTGGTGATGATCAGTTTATCTCTAGTCTCATAGTAGACGAGGCGATGAAGCGTGAGAAGTACAAAGACTCTAGCGCCCCCATTATCGTGGGGGTTGACCCTGCGCGGTTTGGGAGTGACTCGACCGTCATTGCCATCCGTCAGGGACGCGACATTATTGCGATTAAGCGGTTCAAAGGTGATGATACGATGACCGTTGTGGGGCATGTCATTGAGTGTATTGAGGAGTATGCCCCTGCGATGGTGGTGGTCGATGAGGGTGGCGTGGGCGGAGGCGTGGTTGATCGCTTGAAAGAGCAGCGCTACAAGATTCGGGGGGTGAATTTTGGTAGTAAGAGCAAAAACCCGATGATGTATGGCAACAAACGGGCTGAAATGTGGGGAGAAATGCGTCAATGGTTGAAAACTGCGTCGATTCCTAGTGACAGGATACTAAAAACTGATTTAATATCGCCTATAATGAAGCCGGACTCTAAGGGTACGATCTTTTTGGAGTCAAAGAAGGATATGCGTGCTCGTGGTCTAGCCTCACCAGATGCAGCAGATGCGATATGTGTAACTTTTGCATTCCCTGTGGCGCATAGAGAGACTACAGTAGTTAAAGTAAGAAGTTACTCACAAAGTGGCATGGCAACTAGCTGGATGGGATCGTAATGGCTAAGAAATCGGTGTCATTATCTGTCGGTCGAGGCGAGAAGTTACCCGCAAAGCAGGGGGCTGGGCTGACCGCCAAAGGGCGTGAGAAGTATAATCGCGAGACTGGATCAAATTTAAAAGCACCAGCACCCAACCCAAAGACCAAGGCTGATGCAGGACGCAAGGCGTCCTTTTGTGCAAGAATGGGTGCGGTTGCAGCCAACGCTAAGGATGGCGAACGTGCTAAGGCTTCTCTTAAAAGGTGGAAATGTTAAATGGCTACTAAACCTGGACTATACGCAAATATCCACGCCAAACGAGAGCGTATCAAAGAAGGCTCTGGCGAGAAAATGAATAAGGTGGGGTCAAAGAACGCCCCCACCGCTAAAGATTTCAAACAATCTGCTAAGACGGCTAAGAAGAAATAACTATGCCTTTAGTTAAATCACCCACTAAAGAAGCCTTCCGTAAGAATGTGAAGGCTGAAGTCAAAGCCGGAAAGCCCGTCAAACAAGCCGTTGCAATCGCTTACTCTGTGAAAAGAAATGCTAAAACCAATAAATGACAATATCGTAGTCAAACCTGACCCTTTTGTTCAAAGCGGCCTTATTATTATGCCTGAAGAGGATATGCGCACAGGCGTTGTGGTCGCTGTCGGTCCAGGCAAGAAGGGATCGAACCGCCCACTAATGGTGTCGGTGGGGGATCACATCATGTATAGTGGCACAATTGACCAAACCTTTGACGGTTTGCTCATTATGAAGGACAAGGATGTTCTGGGGACAGTATGAAAGATAAAGACATCATCTCGGTTGCCAAAAGCCGCTTCACAATGGCTGTATCAGCGTATTCTGAGAGCCGAGAGGATGAGCTAGATGACTTGC